CCTTGATCTGTCGTAATGTAGCTACGACTAGCGGCGTGATCATCTGTATCTGTATCGGTAGACATAAAGTCACGTAGCTTGATAGTGACGTTAGACCTTAAAGATATACCTTTAGTTGGTACTATCTCTGTAGGTGCGCTAGACACTGATATAAGGGCAGAGTGTGCGTGCTTTTCAACACCCGTTAATCTATCACCCATCTCTTGACTAAAAATATACTGCCTTTTACCTGAGCTATCCAACCTATATGCCTGTAATGCTTGGCAGGTTTCTCTAGTGTTAAAGCAAGGCTGTCCAGCAGCGTCAGCAGTGCATCCAGACGGAAAAGTGTTGCTACCAAAAGCGTTATCGCAAAAATCTAACGAGAGCCTAACGTACTGCATTGGAACTCTAGGTGATAGCTTGTGTGCGTTTTGATATATATTATTTAGAGTTTCTTCTTCATTGTTATTGGCCGCATTTACAAGTTTAGTCGCGCCTGTTAGTGGCGGGTTATTTCTGTAAGGGTGAACTGCAAGAGCATCTTGGTTGTTGTCTCTACCTGCTTGCATAACATCAGTTAAACCAGCAGCAGAGGTTTCAGAGATTGATAGGTTGTATTTATGCTTTAGATAACCTTGTATAGCCCAGCGGTTATGGCGACTTAGTAAAGCATCAAAAATCAACACTTCGTAAATTGTGCCTGACGTTTCTTCACCTGCGATATTCTTCATCAGGTTAATAACAACGTCATTGTCTAGTTTTATTTGTGAAGCCTCAGCGCCACCATAGTTATTAGCGTTATTTACATCAACGTATTGTATGGAATTATTATACCTGCCATCACCTAGCAACTCAAAAATCGCAGGTGCGCCGTTAGTAACTGTTACAGAGCTTGTTGCAGTTTGTGTCGCGTCATTTACATCCTGAAATGTAAATTTTGGCTCTATTTCATCAGAGTCTTTTTCTTGAACAAAAGTCCAGTCAGATTCGGTATCAGCAGAGTCGCAAGATATTACAACATTAGTAGCAGTAGAGGCTGTGTAAGTTATAGAGGCAACAACATACATATTAAACACTTGCGGAAAGTTATCTATATTCGCACAAGCTAAATGTTCCGTACCGTCAAAGGCCAATCTTTTATTCGCCAAGTCGTAGGTAGGCGCATCAGCAGCAGTATTCTGCTCAAAAACGTATTTGTTTTGGCTTTTGTCAACCCACTGATACAAAGGTTTGTCTTGTACAGGTACGCCATCACCGTCATTAGCATTAGGGTCAGCCCCGTCAAGCCACAACAGTAAGTTATCGTATAAATGATAAGGCGTAAAAAGCTGGCTCATTCAATATACCCAATGGCGTTAATGCTCCAGTTTAATAAAGTAGGCGAGGCGTAGCTAGGCTGCTTTAATGATTTATCTATCGTGCAGTAATAAATCTTATTTCTGTCCGCTTTGATTTGCGCGTCAGTTTCGCCACTGACGCCTTGGGTGTACATTACAAAAAATGGATAACGAGAAAGAAAATACCCTAGATATTCAATCATCGGCCATGCCTTTTGCTCACCGTTTATACGTGTATTGAACGCAGTATCAGTAGTATCTTCTAGGTCATCTTCGCTAAAGTTATTTAATTTTATATTTAACTTTTGCGGAACTTTACGCACATCATTTAATAATGGATTACCCTTATTGTTGCGCTTGATTGTATTCTCGTAAGGAGCAAAGCTAGGCGGCGTAAACGGTGCGGTAACGTCAATGTGCGAAGTAACCCACTGACCAGCAGACATAATTGATATATAGCTTTCCGTAGTCCAACCTATAGTTTCAATTGTTAAATATCTAACTGAAAAATTATTGTCTGTCCACATTGCACCGAACGGCCTATATAAATTGTCGGTAGGTTTATATTCGTGGGTATAAACACTACCATCATCCTCAAAGTCGCCAGTCGTATTATTAGTGTTAGTGCTATATTTTATAGCAACACCCTGATCTCTAGTTAGATTGTGTGCGTAAATGGCAAAGCCGTTCATCCCTAAAGAGCTAGGGAATAAGATTTTAACCCTGACCTGTGTAGAGTTAGCTATCTTAAACGTAGTACCTGCATTCTCATCGATACAATTCTCAAAGCCATGACCAGCAGCAGCAGCCCCAGCTTGATAAGTTATAGTTGTGGCTCCGCTTTTTTTACGCCAGTAACCGTGGTGTAATTCGTTCTCTACTAACATTGCTCCAGACATTATGAACCCACCAATGCGTTAATTTCTAGGCCGTCTTCTGTAGCCTCGTTTATGGCCTCTATGATACGCCTTGCACCGCTAGGGTCAATAGAGCCGTCTACAGTTACGTTTATAGGTTGTGGAGTAATAACTTGATCTTGTGGACTCATCTCTTGTACAGGTGCATTTTGTGCTAATGACCCGCCACCGCCACCGCCACCACCACCACCACCGCCACCACCCATAGCGACACCAGCTACGCCAGTGCCAAACTTTATGGCTGCCGTTGTTACTGCTAAAGCCTTAGATGAAGCTAAACTTGCTCCAGCCATAGCTTGACCTTTAGCAATGACAGCGGTTTGCGTAGCCCCAGTTGGGTCAGGAATCATAGATGCCTGTAAAGCGTGACCTGCAACTATAGATTGGGCCGTTCTAGCGCCTTGTGCCATGATTTCGCCAGCAGCCATTGCAGCATCTATAGCAACGCCCGCCACCGCTGCCGCTTTTGAATCACCTAATAGTTTTTTTGCTAACCCAGCAATTGCTTTAGCCCCGCTCATTTTTACAGACATAAGCGATTTATTTTTATGATTCTCAATAGCTAGAAGTTCACTTGCCTCTTCATTTTGTATTTCTTTTAGCGCTTCTGCTCTTTCAGCTTCTTTTTCAACTATAACTTCTAACTCTTGATCATACTCAGACGCAATTCTTTCAAGTTTAGCCTCTAATAATGCTGCTGCTGTACTAGCTTCAATCTCACCAGCAGCTAACATTCTTTCCACATCTTGCTCGGCTAGTTGATCTTTTAGTTCTTTTTCAAACAAAGCCGCTTCTGTAAGCCTTTCTTGATGCTGTAGTTGAAAGATAGCAGCTTGAGCCATTTCTAACTCAGCAGCTTCTTGATTTTTCGCTAGAATTTCGTCTTTTCTTGCCTGATCATCTGCGGCAGCTTTATCTTTAATTTCCTTTTCTTTAGCAATTTTGTCAAGTAGTGGCTGTAATGGGTTTACTTTCGTAGCGGCAAGGTCATCTTCAAAATCATCATCTTCAAAATCATCAGGCGCTGGAGGTTTCTTGTTTTTTGCAGCATCGGCAGTTGCTTTATCTGCATTTCTTTGCGCTATCTTAGCATCTATAACGTCAAGCTCATCTTGGAATTTTTCAAGTTGCGCTAAGTTATAACCAGTGCTTTCATTTTCTTCGCCAAAAAAATAACCAAAAACACTCATTTTATTTTCTTGCGACTTTATCTTTTTGAGCTGTTTTTCCCTCTCGCCCTCCAAGCCTTTGTCAAAGTCTGCAAAAAAGTCTCCTGTCATCTGAAACATTTCAGCAAACTCATTTGCAATATTTTTTGTACTTGAGGCTGTACCACTAGCTTTTGCAAGCTGTATAGAGGCGTAAGCAATGTTTTCGCCAAGAGTATCTATGGCCGCAGCTACACCACCACCAGTACCAGCGCCTTTCATCTTCTCTTCTATCTTATCAAGAATTAATGCTTGCGCTTCATAAGTTTTATTTGCATCTTTTAAGGCTGCAATCTTTTCTTTTTCTTGCTCTGTAAATAGCACTCCAGCGCGAGTTAAAGCAGATAGGTTATTTATAGGGTCTTCAAGGGCTTTTGCAAGAGTTTTACCTGCACTTGCAGCGGTTTGCCCCATCACTGCCGATAGATCAACAGAAGCAGCGATAGCTCTTTTAAATACATCACCAGATATTGACTGAAAACTAAGAAGTACGCCTTGTAAATCTCTTATTCCACTAGCGCTTGCTAAGGTATCTCTACCTACAGCGATAGCCATTCTATCTAGCTCTATTGCTGTAAAGCCAGCCGTAAAGCCTGTAGCTTTTGTCATCGCCTCAAGTTTAAACATTTGCGTTTCGTAAGCGGCAAAGGCTCCAACAGAGTTTTTTATAATAGTTGCTACGCCAGCAAGAGCAACGCCAGTTGCAATCCCAGCTAGACCAAAATTATTCATACCAGTTGCTAAGAATGATAATCGACCAGACACACCACCGAGCGGGCCAGTCATTACAGCGGCAGCATTAGATGCTCGCTTTAATGATTCTGTCATTTTGTCTGTAGCAGTGGTGGTTTTTTTTGTTTCGTTGCCAGTTTTCTTTAAAGAATCTTTAAGAAGTTTTTCTTTGTTAGTCAGCTTTACAGTTTCGTTGCTTGACTTTTTCTTAGCTGTAGTTCCATCATTGACAGACTTAGCGGCCTTACCTGATTCTTGCGCTAGTTTTTTCAGCTCATCATTAGCTTTCTTTAATTCGGCTGTGTTTGCCTCAAATATCAGTCTTGCGATTGTGTCTGCCATTGTTTAAGCCTTTCCTGATCTAAGCCTAAGATAGCATCTATTTGCCATCTATCTAGGTGTTCGTCATACAATTTAGAATAAGCCAATATATCTTGTAGGCTTATACTCTCCACACCCTTAGAAATTAAACAATAAGCATTCCATGTACCAACTAAATAATCATCAAGGTGAGGCTGATCGTGCAACTCTCTAGGAGCACGACCAGATATTCTCTCAATAGCTTTCCACTGCTCTAACCTTGTGGATTTGCTACCCTTAATTCTACCGTTAGCAAAAAAAATCCATTTGCCAAACGCGATTATTTTTTCGGCTTGGCGCTCGTAAAATTTGCTCTATCTGCCATAAAGGTGTCAATCTGATCTCTTATGTATGGCGCTTTAATATAAAGCTGCTTACATAGATTTTTAGTAAACTTCTCGTCAGTTCCGCGCCAGCTTATAGTAGATGCAACTAAACTATCTACAGTCATTGCCTCGTCATCAAAGTCTTTGTTAGCTCTTAGAGCTTCCATATATGATTTCTGCTGCTTCTTTGCTTGCGCTCGGAATACAGGAGAGTCCACACCCATTACTTTAATGAAAAGACCTGTTTCATTGCCTTGGTCGTCAATAATTTCTATTTCAGAGCCAGCTTCGTGTAACTCAGTTGTATATAGTTCACTAATTTTCATAAATCACCCTTTTGGTTAAGTAAAGCCCCACCCAGTGAGGCTGTTTAAGATTATAACGCTGTATCAATTACCAATGTAGAAGTGCTTGCATCAGCGGCTACCGCTACAAAGTCCATAGCTACAGATAAAAGACCTTCACCACCAACTTCAACAGCACCAGTAGTATAGATGATTTTAGCCATTGTAAAGCTAATACCCGTTGTACTAGAGCCAAAGCTAATAGTTAAAGTGCTTGAAGTGTTGCTGATAAACTTCTCTAGCAATGCTGGAGTAGTAAAGTGAGCCGTTAAAGAGCCGCTTACACGACACTTACCAATACCGCCTTGAATCGGCACAACTTCACCAACAGAGTTAGTTGTTTCAATGCCATTCTCAACAGATAAAGAAAGGTCTGTTAGGATTGCAGCAGCTTCGCTTGAAGTGATTGTAGCGTCAGAAGAATGGAATGGATTGTTAGCTTCAACGTAGTTAGCTCCACCGTCATCTGGGTCTGCGTCATTACCAGCAGTTTCAGTAGTCATTGTTGCGCCAACGATACCAACGCTACACTCGACAAGTCCGTCAGCAGGAATGCTCATTGAGAAGTTATTAAACTCACAACCAGTGTAAACATGCGCGTCATCGCCGCCATTTAGGTCAGCGCCAAAATCTTGTACGATAGTGTATGACTGTCTCTCAGAGCCGATTTGCATAGCTCCACCAGATAATGAGCTATCACCTAAGACACCCTGTAACATACCAATGTATGCTGGCTGGTGTGCTAGATCAAAAGAGATTTCACCTGTAACTGAGTGAGCACCCATGATAACGTCTTGTAGTTCACGGTTGCCTGTAATTACGGCGGATTCGTGGTTGGTTTTAGCCAAACTTAAACTAGCAGACTTGAATGGGATTATTTGATAATCAGTTCCAGCTACTTCTGAGCCATAAGTTGCTTCTTTTTTAAAACCAACTACTACGTTAGTTCCACTTGCAATTGCCATAATTAATTCCTCGCGGGCGTTACCGCATAATAAGATACATCTATATTTCTAACAAAAAATGCACCATCTCTGCGCCCAACGCCAAGTGATACGTTCAAAATCCTAACGACCGTGCCGTTAGAAGTTATTTTCATGCCTCTGGT